TGCCGAAGTGGATGGTTGAGCGTGGCCCGAAGTCGTTGGTTGAACATCAACAGCGAATGGGCTTCGACAATGGTAGCCAAATCACTTCAATGCCCTCTGCTTCAGATCCTGCCCGTGGTGAGTCAGCAACACTTATTGTGGTTGACGAATGGGCTTTCTTGCCCAATCCAGAGGAAGCGTGGGCATCGATAGAACCCGTGGCGGACGTGGGAGGCCGCATTATCGGCCTTTCCACTGCTAATGGTTCAGGTAACTTTTATCATCAGTTGTGGGTTGGGGCTACTACTGGTTCAAATAAGTTTGAACCTATGTTTTATCCTTGGTCTGCTACTGAAGATCGTGGAGATTCTTGGTATCAGGAGAAGGTTGAGTCAATGCTGCCTTGGCAGCTTGCTCAGGAATATCCGACGACGCCCGAAGAGGCGTTCGTCAAGTCAGGAAACCCTGTATTTGACTTAGATATTCTACAAGAAATGGAACGTAATGTGATTCGAGGCGAGTCGGGTTACATGAGTTTGATGGGAAAGTCTGTGGAATTTAGGCCTGACCAATGAGTGTAGAAGTTTGGGCACGACCCGAGATGCGAGGAGCCTACGTTTTAGGTGTTGATACAGCAGAAGGTCTTGGTCATGGCGACTATTCTGTAATCCAAGTATTAAATATAGGGACTGGGGAGCAATCAGCTATATGGCATGGCCATATTGCGCCTGATCTTTTGGCTGAAGAGGTTATGGCTCTTGGTTTGTGGTACAACAGCGCACTGTGTTGTGTGGAATCCAATAACCACGGATTGACAACGATAACTGAGTTGCGTCATCTTGGATATCCGAACTTGTTTAGGAAACGTCAACTGAACAATGTGAACAATAGGATTAGTCAAGAGTACGGTTGGAAGACTACCCGTACTTCTAAGCCTTTAATGATTGACGATCTTAGCTCTGCGTTAAGAAATGAAGAGCTTATTATCAGGGATAAGCATACTTTGGCTGAATTGCGAACGTTCGTTCGTAATGATAGGGGCTCTATGTCTGGTTCCCCTTACGATGACCGTGTTATGGCTTTAGCATTAGCTAACCAGATGCGTAAATTCGCTTATGAACCTGAATATGCACCTGAAATTAACGATTACTGGACTATTGACTGGTTTGCTCGGCTTATTCCAGGCCAATCAAGCGAAGATCCTCTGCAAATAGGCTTGAATACTGTACGTGGGACACATTAGTCTAACTAATAGGAGCATGTTCCACAGGAAGGGCTGTAATGGCTAAATTTGTTTCCCACACCAGCGGTACTGAAACCGTTGATGGGGCGAAAGGGAAAAACGCTAAGATGGAGCGGGGCGGCAGCGTATCTGCCAACCCGATCTGGACTCCTGGCGGACCACAATCACCTAAACAACGTATGGATGCAGGCAAATATGCCAACCAAACAGGTGGTTATGGAAACACCAGTACGCGAGATACCCCTAAGAACCAGCATGGTACAACTGGCAAAGTTGAACCTGCAGGCGTACAACCGAATTTCCGCGGCTCAGACGCTGGTTAGGCGATGGCCGTCTTACCAGACGGAGCCACGTTTGAAGAGTTCGCTGAATACGTTCTAGAACGACGGGATGTTCCGATTTCGGAACTTCGCGAACTTTATGAACGCAGGCTTCGCCTAAAGTCGATTACTGTTTCCACGGGGCAAGGGTATCAATCGACCCTTCCCCGTGATGAACAGGGACTAACGAATCGTGAACGGGAAGCTAAAGTCTTTGCTGAAGCCAAACAACAAGGCCGTAATATTGAAAAGGTTTCAGAGAAAGCTCAATTCTAATGCCTAAGAAATCTCGCCAGGAAATACTTTCTGACTATATAGAAAAAGTAGATAAATGTGGGAATTGGCGAGATCAGGAAAGCTTTGAGCAGACTTGGCGACGGCTGATAGATCTTTACCGTGGAAAACACTGGCCTTCAACTACTGTTGCCAATAAAGATCTGATAGCTGTAAACTTAGCTTTTTCTACAGTAAATGTTATCGCACCTTCAGTAGCAGTTAATTATCCTAAGATAGTTGTTCAAGCTACTGATCCTGCTGATAGCACTCGTGCGGCAGTCGTAGAAGCTGTCGCTAACTATATGTGGCGACACCATGATTTCAGAACACCATTTCGTTCTGCTGTTAAAGATTTTCTTATTATTGGGCATGGCTGGCTTAAAGTTGGCTGGAAATTTGTAGAACAAGAACAAGGGCTCTCCAGCGAACAACGTGAAGAAATGATCGGCTCAGCGATGCTGGAAGCCGATTCATTCGCTATGCAGAATCCCGAGATGGCAGCAGACCTGCCAACGGATAATGACATTATTGCGAGTATCCCAGAATCAGCGATGACAATCGTCGAGGATCAACCGTTCGTAGAACGGGTTTCTCCTTTCGATGTATTTGTGGATCCTGCAGCGACGTGCATGGCAGACGCTAAATGGATAGCGCAAAGGATTATTCGACCTGTAGATGAAGCGCAGAAAGATAAGCGGTATAAGCCATCAGTCAGAAAACGTCTTTCCAGTTCGGTTATAGACACAGAAACTCCCGAATACTACGAAGACAAGGGAGAGTTCCTAGGCGATCAAGTTGTAATCTGGGAATTTTACGACATCTTGGAAAATACAGTTGGGATTTATGCTGATGGAGATGAAGAGTTTCTAGTGGATCCTGTGCCTATGCCTTACGCATATGGCCAGCCTTTCGTCATGGTGAGAAACTATGATGTTCCAGACCATTTCTACCCGATTGGGGATTTAGAGTCTATCGAATCCCTTCAACTGGAACTAGATAAAACTCGTAGCCAGTTGATGAATGATAGGAAGCGTTACGCACGTAAATATCTTTACCATGAACGCTCATTTGGTCCTGAAGGTCGTGAGGCGCTGGAATCTGATGATGATGGTCGGCTCGTCCCAGTAGTGGACGAAAACAAACCTCTTCAAGAGGTTGTTGTGCCGATGCCTCAAATTCCTTTAAGCCCTGAAATATACAACTATTCGCAGATCATTGAAGAAGATATAAATACCGTTTCAGGTATTTCTGAATACGCCAGAGGCGCTATGCCAGAAATACGAAGGACGGCAACAGAAGCAAGCATTATTGCTGATGCTCAGAATGCTAGGGCTGCAGATAAACTTGCCATTGTAGAAATATCTATCTCTGAAGTTGCTCGCCATGTCATACAGTTGATGCAACAATTTATGACTGGTGAGCATGTAGCTAGGATCACTGCAAGAGGTGGCGAAGATTCTTTCTTTGAGTTTGACCGAGATATGATCGCTGGAGAGTATGATTTCTCTGTACAAGCAGGCTCGACTCAACCTATGAATGACACCATCAGGAAACAACAAGCTGTTTCTCTGATGAATGCTATTGCCCCACTTGTAGGAGAAGTAATTGATCCACAGGCTCTTGCAGTCCATGTCTTAGAACAAGGATTTGGCATTAAAGATCCTGAAAAATTCTTAATACAGGCTCCTGGCCCAGAAGTCGCCGCAGCAGAAGGTCAAATGCCTGCTGAAGGCCCTGTGCCAGGTGGGATGCCACCAGTACCGCCTGTATCCCCTGATATGGGGGCGGATGGGGCGTTTGCCCCCACTGGTGGTGTTCCTCCAGAACTCTTATTACAACTTCAAAATCAGATGGGAATGGAGCTTCCATCGCTCTAGTGGGACATTATGCTACTCTTAGTAGGAGTAACTTTACTGACTCCTAGGAGGGGCTAGTGCCCGAAGAAAATGAAGTTGAACTGGAATCCACTTATGGGGACACTCCAGAAACTTTAGATGATGTTCCACAGGAACCTGGTGATACCTATGTCGTCAAGATTGACGGAGAGGAATCTGAGGTCAGCCTAGAAGAACTTCGAGATGGATACCAGCGTCAAGCGGATTATACCCGTAAAACGCAGGAACTATCCGCTGAACGTGACCGTTTGCGTCAAGCCGAATCAATCGTTTCTGCTTTGGAAACAGATCCAGAGGGAACACTACAAGCTTTACAGCGATCATTTGGTATAGATATTTCAAGTCCTGATAACACTGAGGATTGGGAAGATCTTGACCCAACTGAACAAAAGCTAATACAGCTTGAAAAAAAGATTGAGCAGCAAGAAGCAGCACAGCGTCAGCAAAATGTCGAACGTGAGGTTACAAAACTCCAAGAATCATACGGAGACTTTGATGGCAAAGAACTGCTCCGCCACGCGGTGAAGCACGGAATTGCGAATTTAGAGGCTGCATATACTCATTGGCGTTTTGGTGATGTTAAAGCAACTGCCGATAAACTTCAGCAAGAGCAAGACATCACACAAAAAAAGCGTGAAGCAAGTGTAATCACACCTGGAGGGTCAACCCAAGCGGGA